CCAACTCAGTAGAATATGCACGAAAATCAAACGAAGTAGCTGTTGAGCCTTTTTCTAGTTGAACGCCTGTGATGTAGAAGGTAGCACCAGATGTGCCTACTACTGAGACTGCGCCTGTTACGGACTGAGTATCTGAACCAACCCAAGCGCCAGCAGTTCCACCACCGTATGTTGAGCCGTAGCCCAAACCAAAACGCACAACTAGACCAACACCATTTGTTGTCAACCAAGTGCCTGTTGTATCGCCAGCAATAGTTATTGTTTTTTGTTCCAAAGTGTTTGCCGCACTGATGGTGTAGCTGAATGGGTAGCTTCGATTGCTTGCGCTATTCTGCACAGCCCCACCGAATGTACCTGTCAATGAGCTACGAACCCAAAAAGATAAAGTAACTGTTGCCGCACCAGCTGAACCCCATCCAAAATCTGCAACATTAAGACCTTCGATTGGATGAGCAATGCCAAAATAATCTCCCGTCAACACAGAGTATGCAGAAGATGATGTAACAAGAAGCGAGTTAATAAAGCCAGCAGGTGCAGTTGTGCTTTGTTGAGCAGTTAGCTTACTTGTTTGTGAAAGACTAAAACGAAATCTATCAGTAACAAACTGTCCAGCAACAGGAGTAACACTAGCCCCAGCATTTCTCTGGTCAATCACCATCCCACCATTTATGATGCGGTTCTTGAAGCCAAAGGTGTTTGCTACGCTGATTCCGTTACTAGCACTCAGAGTCCCAGTTACAGCCACACCCGCGCTGGTCACAGCAACTACTGTAGTTGCACCTGAGAGTAATGAGAGATTTCCTGAAGCGTCGGCTGTGGTTACTACACCACCCCCAGACGTTGTAATTGCTGCAATAGTTGAAGCCATTTATATCTCCTAGAGAACAACCCAGCGCTGGTCTACCGGAATAGTTACCGAAACGCCCGAATCAATTGTGATTGGTCCAACACTAAATCCGTTCTTACCTGTAGTCAATGTGTAGTTTTCTGTGATGATGAGTGAGTTCTCAAATATTACACCATTAGCCTGCGCCCCACCTACACCACTCCATATACCGCCAACATACCCTTCAAACGCTATTAGATCAGAATTGTACCTAAACATTCCGTTGCTAGGTGCGCCAGATCTTTGTGCAGTATTACCGGCTGGCATCTTTACCTGACCAGTACCTGAGAATGTACCGTCTCCAGTAGCGCCTATGGTGGTGAATAGACCTGTAGTTGCCGTTGTAGCTCCGACCGTGCCGTTTAAAGGTCCAGCAAAGCCAGCAGAGGTCAGTACAGTACCGCTAAAGGTTAAGTTAGCGCTGTCTGTAATCAGACCGCCTGTTGTGGCAAAAGGAACTCGTGTAGGGGTAAGACCTGATGCGGTTAAGGATGCAGTGCTTATAGCTGTAGTTGTTAGCGTTGTCCCGTTAAATGTCAGGTTAGCGCTATCTGTAAGCAATCCGGCTGTTGTGGCATAGGTCACTCTACCTGATGTTAATGCTGAGTCCGTAATTGATCCACCGGTTATCAAACCAGAAGCCGTTACCGTTGCAGATGATACTGCGCCAGCAGCTGTAACGCCGCCTGTAGACACTGTAGTGCCGTTAAAGGTTAGGTTAGCACTGTCTACTAGCAGCCCGCCTGTGGATGCGTATGGGACTCTTGTAACTGTAAGGGCTGTGTTTGTTACAGAGTCTGCGACAATTGTAGGAGCATAGCTAAACGCTGCGACTACGTCTGTGCTATTAGCATAAACCAACGCACGGGTTCCGTTAGGAACTGTAATTCCATTTCCAGCCGCAGTCTTTACCAGTATGCTTCTGCCCCCTGTTGTATTGTTCTCAATAAGGTAAGGCTTGCTGATTGTTGGGACTATTAAACTTCTAGTAGCGGTCAATGCGCCAGAAGAGGTTAAGTTAAGTATGAAGTTTCTTGCTGCCTGTGTTGTATTGGTATTTGTCAGGGATATCGTCAAGTTAGCGTCTGTATCAAAGTTTACCGCTACTCTGCCTACAATTGCCTCTTCTAACGCCGTCCCCAGATTGGTGTTCGTAGTGTTACCCCAATCGCCTACCTGTTCTCCTGTAGTGATCAGTTCAACTTTAAGCGCTGAATAGGTACTTGCCATTTCTATCTCCTGTTTTCTAAAGGACCAACCAACGCTGCCCTGATGTGATCGTGACCACAACGCCACCGCTCACAGTTATTGGACCTACTGAGGAAGCATTGTACCCAGCGGCAATAGTATAACTTGTAGCTACAGTAGTCGCGTTAAGTACTAAGCCGTTAGCGGCTATAGGGGCTGTTACTGCCAGCTCACCTGTTGATGGCTTGTAAAGCAGCTTGGCATTGGATGTATATAAGTTTGCTATTACACCGGTTGTTCCGGTGGCAAAGACTGGGTATATATAAGAAGATGAGGTTGTGTCGTTAGCCAGAGATGCCGAGGTTGCTGTTGATGATAGCGTACCTGTAACTAAGGACAGCCCAGTTCCTACCGTGATTTCTTCCGCTGCACCCGTTGATGCTGTAGTCCTACCTAATAACCTAGCTGTAGCCATTGTAAGACCATTAGCTGAAGCATATGCGCTTGGAGCCACATAGTCCGTTGCCGCTACCGCTATAGTCAGCGCACCAGTTGTGGTTGTACTCTTTAATATACCAGTAGCTAGGGCTGAAGTACCGTCAGAATAATCAGTGCCACTTGTCCCAGCACTTACAATCCCAGATACAGAGCTGCCCTTTAACATGCCTGTTACTGTAGTTGTTAAGGTTATAGCTGGAGTAGATGTAGCAGTAGCTACTGTGCCAGCAAAGCCGTTATTTGATACTACTGATACTGAAGTTACTGTACCGGGAACTGCTGCGGTATTACCATTTAACTTCTCTATTGCCTGAAGAATGGTATCTGTAGCCGCTACTGTCCCCGCCCCTGATGTGTATCCAGTTAAGACCTTACCTATAACCGCTGAGTTGGTTAGAGTGGCTGCGTTGCCTACAGAGGTAGCTTCGCCCGTTAGGTTAGCATTGGTGGTTACGTTACTAGCAGTAAATGCTGTAGCTGTGCCGGTTATGTTAGTTCCTACTAACGCACTTGGAGTGCCTAGATCTGGCGTTACTAGAGCAGGAGACGTTGCTCTTACAAAGACTCCAGTGCCTGTGCCTGTATATTCAGCAGAGGTAGAGTGAAAATACTCTGTAGCAACTCCGCCCTGCAACCCAGCCAAGTCATTGTGTAGGTTAGCCAGAGGCGTATTAACGTGGGTATTTCTATCTTCGCCATTGTAGGTAAGCGATATAGTCCTAGTGGCATCTGAAGTAACAAACCCAAGAATACCCATCTTTGTTGCAGTAGTAACTACTGTAGATGGCTGCGTTGTAATTACACCAAAGTCAGTGTAATTAGGGGATATAGATGTTATTGTTGGAGTAGTAATCCCAAACAGTTTCTTCCATACAGTACCAGCAACTGCTGATTCATTGGTATACCCACTAGGTGTAGTAATAGTTACTACCGTGTCAGAGGTTCTAGCTGTTATCTGATATAGACCTTGGGGGGTCTGTAAGTATGATGCAGTTGTATTCGTAGCAGAAGCATCTATCACCGAAGTAGCAAAGGGCGTTCCTGATGACGCTGTAGCTGTGCGGCTTGATCCTGTGCCTGTGGTAGTTACAGTACCAACTACAAAAGGAGTGGCTGTATATATCTGTCTAGTAATGGTTGTAACAGAGCCACCAGCAACGCTGTCTACACCAGCCCATATTGTGAAGTCATATACCCCGGCATCAAATAGAAGTCTATTCAGCGCAACAGTGACAAAAGCAGAGAAAAGCACAGTGTTACTAACTGCTGTTCCTGTAATTACTTGCTCTGCTGTTGTTACTGGGATGGATGCAAAGGTAAGAATAGCTACATCGCTGTTAGCTCCTGCCGCAGTTATGACTGGAGTGGCGTTATAAAACACAACCCCTGTTCCCGCTGACGCCGAGTTTGGCGCAACATTAACCCAAGCTGTGCCGTTATACCCAAGCAACTCATTAACAACCGCGGTACCAATTGATACATCGGATAGATTCTCTAATGGTATTGATATAGCAGCAGAGCCATCAAAAGACACACCTGCTATGTTCCGCGCAGTCTCTAGTATGGTTGCCTCGCCCGCGGTAAGACCTGCTGCAGTGCCAGTTATGTTTGTACCTGTAAAGGCTACTGGTGTACCTAATGCAGTTGCATTACCTGATGCATCCAGATTGACTGACTTCTCTGAAGGGTAGGTAACGAATACGTCCTTGGTTCCAGCGGCAAATATTAGCGCTGTTGGCTCTGTTGCTGAACTGTTAGATAGAACTGTAGTACGGGCTAGTGTAGTACCAGAAGATGTATAGGTTCCAATGCCTACTTCCCATTCATTAGTTCCCTGCCCTGCGATACAGTAGTAGGTGGTATTTCCATTGCCAACTACAGCAAAGGACTGAAAGCCAGCAGCAGCCCCAGCAAGCGTGAATGTTCCATTGCCAGCGGTGGTGGAAGTCTCTTTTACTCTGTCAGCTAAGATGAGTGCCATATGTCCCTATTATGGTTGAGTTTTAATCACTTGCCAACCACCTGTATCTGAAGTATTTATTGTACTCCAAGTGGTAGATTCTGAGGTATTAATTACCTCCCAGAGAGGGCTTCCTGCAAGGGAATCTGAAGCCTGAGCAAGCTCATTAATTGAGGTTATAAAATTAGCAGCAGTAGACGTAGCTGAAGAAGCGCTAATCAACTCCTGTATGCTTGAATGGAACTCCGCCATGCTATCAACAGCATCAGAGGCAGCAGCGCCTTCAATAATAAATCCACTGAGGTAGGCTAACGCCCCTATAGCATCAGATCCAGCCGCAGACTCCTGTATAGAGCTGCCAATACTGTGAGATGCATTCGCTTGGTCAGTGCCTGCAGCAGATTCATTTATATTGGTTGCAAAAATCTCTGTTGCGGATACTTGCTCAGATGCTGTTGCTTGCTCTGTTACAGCACCTTCAAACGTGGCTTGAGCAGATATAACATCAGAAGCAGAGGCAGCCTCTATAACAGCAGAGTTCATCTCAGCTAGAGCAGCCACTACATCAGCGCCAGTTACTGACTCCAAGATAACGCTGTTTAATTCTACTGAGGAGGAAGCTTGATCTTCTGCTACAGCAGACTCTTGTATGGCAGAAGCAAACGCTTGAATTGCAGACGCTTGGTCAGAAGCTATTGCAGACTCAGCTATATTTGAGCTTAAAACTGCAAATGTTATTGCCGTATCTGCTGCAATAACAAATTCAGTCACCGCCACATAAATTACTGGGCTTCCTACAATAGAGTCTGACGCAGAAGTTGATTCACTAACTTCAGAGTTTAGAAAAGCTCCTGCTAGTGACGCAAATGGTGCGGCTGCAAATGATGAGATTCCAAACACATTACGCTTCGGTCAAAGCGGCTTCTGGAAACCAGCGGTTTTGCTTAACACCGTCAGCATCGGTCCACTCAATACTGTAGAAGAAGTTTCCATCTTCCGTCATACGAAGCGCCTGTACCGGACCTTGAGGAACGGTTGCTTGAACCTTTACGTTCTGACCTTTAATGAATTTCGTTGCCATTTTATATCTCCTTATGCAGCGTCAAGACTGAATGTGTAAGTAACATTCAAGGTGTCGCCAGCAACTACAGCGCGATCACCGGGGGACTGGAAGTCAGAAGCTGAGAACAAAATACCTGATGTACCTGTAGCTACTGAAGCCAAGAAAGCGCCAGCAACAGTGCCGCCGGGAGCTGTAATAGCAAATGCATTAGGTGCGCCTGAGTTACTAATAACTGAAGGATCAGCAAGAGTTGCTGCACCAAAAGTTACAGCTTTACGGTTACCCGTGTAGTCTGTGTATTCGGTCCAGCCTGTATGCGAAGCTAAGGTATCTGCTGCAGCAATGGTTGCAGGACCGGGACCAGTAATCAGACCTAGATACCAAGCTGCGGTGTAGGTAGACCCAGAAAAGTACTTGTCATTCATGTCTTGAAGTCCTTCGTTAACAACCAGATTTGGGTTCTTTTCTTCCCATTTCAGCTTGCCATCTTGACCAAAACATTGGATCGTAAATACGCCAGCGCCACCAGCAGCAGAAGTTGTTGCTCCGCCTAGCAGAACGCTTGCACCTATCTTGTCTACAGAAACCGCTTTATTTGAAATCATTTGAAAATCCTTTAAGAGAGTCTAATAATTGCCGAAGTATTGGAAGCGGCTGGAAATTCTACTTGGAATACCGTAGTTGAGATCTTGTCCGAACCAAAATCTAAAACACAAACCGATGCACCACCAACCTTATAAATAAGCGCTCCACGAGCGGTCAATGCACTTGTCCACGAGGTATTATTGAAGGTGATAAATGCGGTCCCGTCCAGTATGCTCAAGGTTGGAGACAGAACATTGCCACCGGCAGTATACCCAGTCGCTACAACCTCACCAACGGTTGTATAGGCAGCGGTATCCTGATCAAGAGTTGATGCATTGGTATACAGCGCTATCTTGAATACGTTTGTTGTGCCAACACCAAAGTCAAAGTTCCCATCAAGAACTCCTGATTTGAATACGTCACAGGTAAAGTTTCCAGTAAATGGCATTATTTAACCGGTATCCGTACTTGTCCAGATCTGTAAGCATCCTGTCTTTCCATGCCATCACCTAGACGTTTAGCAAGCGCCAATGCTTCATTATATCGGGAAACGTAATTTTCCATAACGTCTTTGTCTGACTTCATAAACGCTGCTGCTTCTAGCATCGCGCCATAAAGCAGGACACTATAAAAGTTATCCCCAAGCCATGTTGTATTTGCTGTAACGATTGATTCAGGGTAGTAATAGTAATGAAGCTCTACGTCATATGCCAAGTCAGGAGTTGGTCCAAGAATGAATGACAGTTCATTCGTTATGATAGGTGACGCATCGTTAGTGGTTGTTGGTCCAAACAGGGCGTAGTATTGCGGCTTTCCCGTATCTGTCTTGATAGGGTAAGCAGCCCGTATGAAGTTAACATCCTTGTTAAGCAAGAAATCATACGCTTCAGTTATTGTGTCTATAACAGCCAACGAGTAAACCGCCAGAAAATCTCCGGGAGCTGACAGATATTGATTATTAGCGGTTAACGTCCCAGTGACATTCTTCCGTATTGAAGGAAACTGAACGCTGTTATATATCCGCTGCTCTGCCTGATCAATGAATGTATTGATCTGTTGGGCAGACGTAAAGCTACTGACTGTTTGTGGGAACTCATTCTCACAATATGCCTTAATTGTCTGCGATAGTTCCGTGTAATTCATTAGCCCATCTTCTTCGAGTGACCAGTGCCTTTAGTAGCGGCTCCAGTACCACGGGTCTTCTGGGTCTGTGTGTTAGGGATATTGTTTGGATATCCGTTATTACCCAGATCCTTTTCTGATAACCCAGTAATAGGCTTTGGCTGACTAGGGTTAACGCTAGATGCTTTTTCTGGAATAGCCATTATTTGCTCCCAGAGTTCTTGTACTTGAAAGAAGAGACCTTCTGATTAGCAACCTTAGCCAATCCACGACCCAACTCTTTCATTTCTAAATTGGTCTTTCCGCCTTTGCGGAATTTCTTAACTGCGGTTCCTGCCGAAGGCTTACCGGCTGCGATTATAATTTTCATGTTAACTCCTAAGTTGTAACTACTGTTACTGTTCCTAGCTGGAATGATAAAGCTAGATAGTTCGGTGTTAGCCCCACATCGTTTGCTCTAGAACCTCCAACAGGAGCATAGCCCCACTGGATAATTCTACTTCCGCCTTCAGGATAGCCGTTTTCATCAACAGCCGTTCCTGACCCATTAACCAATTGTAACCCGCTATTACCAGACTGCAAATAGCTTAAATCCTTTCTAGGATTCCTTACAGCCTGCGGATCATCAATTGGATACATCCCCAGTTGTAACTGAGGCTGATCCGGTTCCCAGCATTCAGGACAAACAATTATATTAACTTGCTTTGTCTTGATGATCAAAGCCTTTAGCTGTGTTAGCTTGAACCTAAACCCGCATCGATCACACTCTGCAATCGAGTTCTTGGCGGACGCAAACCTATTACCCACAAATATAAGCCCTGCGAGGGACAAATCTCACTGGAGACTTGTCTCTATCTTCTTCAGCAGCAAACTTCCACTGTTCCTCATACTGGTCCTTTAGGGACTGTATGCGGTCTGGAGCTATCTTAACGGCGAGGTAGTATGCCAAGCCAGCAATCAGGCAGGTAAGGAACCTGAAGGGTATGTCTTGGGTGTTAATACCATTGCCTGCGTCTTGTATCCTGCGTAAGCGCCAGTAGACGAACGTGTAGTAATCGCTCTGATCTGGGGCTGGATATACATAAATCTGAGGATGGTCTACCCCAGTAGTGGGGTCTGTGCCTTCTGGTCTGCCACCTATTGGGTAGGTGGCTCCTGACTGGCGGTTAACCCACAATTGAATAGGACGACCAGTTGAGTTCTTGTTAGGGATGGTTGCGTATGTAGATACGCTAATACGGGTTATAGACAAGTCCTGCTGACTTGAACCCGTTCCTACCCTTGTTACATGTTCTAGAAGATCTATCGTATCAACAGGCAGATTGTATGAGACCTGATTAAGAACTAACGGTATCTCACCCTCTTCAATCGTCCACAGGTTTATCCCCCGGTTAGCCCATTCGACCGTCAGGAGGTTTAAACTGCGTCTTGCTGTACGGATATCATAACCAGTGCGTAGCTCCGCCCCGCAGCGCTCAAACGCTTCCTCAATGATGTTAGTGAGGTCTAGGTTAGATGATGCTGTGCCTGATGTGGTCATTTAGCATTTCCATTTTTTAAGACTTTTGTTAACACGGCTATTGGGGTCATTTGCCGTCTTAGCAGAAGTTAGCTTCTTCTTTAATCCTGACATTCTGGCACAGAATGACTTCTTGCGGCTTCCACCTTCTGGCTGCGGAGCCTTCAAACCGGGTTTGTCTGGGTTGGCTGCGTTATATGAAGCTCGTCCTTTGGCGTTTAAACCGCCTTTCTCAGACTTGCCTTCTTTGCGTTGCCATGCGGGAGTCTTAGCCATTATCTGTACCCTGCCGTTTTCTTTGCAATAGTCTTGGGCTGCGCCACAAACTGCTTACCTGCCGCCTTGCCTGCACGTTTTGCACGGGTAGTTGCTGCGTACTCTGCTGGGCTGAGACTTTTGATTGCAGCCTTTGGAAGGTATCGCTCACCTGTATCAGAAGACTTTTTACCGCTTTTTGTACCCCAATCAGCTTTTGTCCAAGATTTTAAACTCTGCTGCTCTTTTCGTAGTGCCATGCTACAATCCCCCAACTGGAGAACTAAATGAATGAGCTTTGGATTGAAATACCCGATACAGGTGGACGCTACTCAATAAGTAATTTCGGCAGTGTGCGATCAAACTGGTCAGACATTCCACGGCGTAATTTATCACAC